TCTAACCAATATGATTTTATAAAAAACCCAAACTGTGGGTGCAACTTTGTGGAACGGTGGGGAGGGCCTATGGGCCCTCGACTCCCCGCCGTGGTTATCGCTTGTTGCCCTTCCGCCGGTTCGTCCTTCGGGTTACTATCCTCAAATTCCTTCTACTGTTGGACCCGCCTTTCGAGAGCGGGACTTTGTGGTCTACCTCTCGGCCGTCCCCCTTCCGGACCCGGCCCTCCTTCTCCATCATCCGGCGCGCCTTGTTGCGGGCGTCCCGCCGCTTGATTTGTTCGGGTTTGCCGTGGTACTCCCGATACTCCTTCTTATAGTCCCGCTGCCTGGTTTTGGTTCTAGCTTTCAATTTTCCTTTACTTTTGCCGCCTGACTTCCTCGGTTTAATCATAGTATGCCCCCCTCGGATCTTTGGTATATCCCATCGTACACCTGCAATTAATTGATTCATACCCCGGCCCGTCACCGGGGAACATCGGCCGCCCGCCGAACGGGAACGCCTCTTCGAGCCGGACCTTCACACCGTTCCTTTTCTTGTGAAGTTTCCTGGACGACCCATCGCAGATGCAATCCCAGACTTTATACCTGAAGATCCCCTCCTCGATCTGTAGCTCAAATTTTGAGCCGTTTATGGCTCGGGTCCTCTCCGTCCTGGCGATCCTCCGAGCCCTGGCGGGGCTGCATAGTGGCGAATCTGCGAGGAGCTTCGGGGCGGTACGTTCATTTGCGGGCCAATTATCTAAGAATATTTTTCGTATGTATTTGATGTCGGTGTCGGCCATTTGGCCGGCTAATCGGTTCAAGCCGTGATTTTTGAAATAGTTGCGACCCCTGAGGGAGGGTATCTCCTGGAGGACGAACGGGCCGAACATGCGATTTTTGCTTATCAATTGGTAGCGGAGTTGGGCCCCCGTCGCCAGCGTGACGTAATAAGACGGGTCGTCCTCGGTCGCCCTCTCCGCCGCCGCAAAATAGCCGCTCTTCGTGAGGGCCCTCAGTACCGGGCTTCGGATCGCCAGCAGGCAGGATACCGCGTCTTCAATGTCCACGAGGACCACCCCAAAAGGAGGAGGAGGAGGATAGAGCCGCCCCCTCAAGGCAATGCGTAGGCTTCGATCGTCCCGGCGAGATTGGAGTTGCTGGTATCGGTGACGTCGAGGTGGATGGTCCCGTCGGCCTGGAGGTATCGAGCCGTCTCGATCGGGCCGATAACGTACTCCTCGGTCGCTACGAGGTTGCCCCCGATCGCCAGGTCCCCAAGGTCCTTCCTGAAGGCGGGCCATGCGGTTCCCGCCTTGATGGCGATGTCCCCGCCCGTTCCCGTCCCCGCCGAGATATGGACGAGGATGAGGAGCCGCTTGAAGTTGGAGCCGGCGGCTATGCTGTGATCGTTCGCCACGTCGATAGCGTCGGGCGTCTCTCTGGCGTTCCAGGCACCGTCGCAGGCGTTTACCGTGATAGCAGATCTTCCCATTTTGGATCACCTCAGCTCGGAGCACAGGTCAGAACGCACAGGCAGCTCGGGTCGATGACCTTCGCGCCGTAGCAGTGAAGGCCCCGGAGAGCGTCGGCAAAGAATTTCTCAGGGCGGTACGCCTCGGTATCGTTCACGCTGTCGGCAAAAGTGCAAGCCCGCGACGTTCCAGCTATCACCTTGTAATGGTCGCCGCTGGAGTTGGGGACGTTGTTGGACTGGAGGATGCTGAAGCCGAAGAGCTTAGCGATCTCGCCGTTCAGCATCACGCCTTCGACCCCGCTCCAAATCGGATTAATCACGCTGTCCTCTTGGAGCAGCATTTTGGTGAGCCAGGGGGGGACGATCACGAACCGACCCGCGAAGGGGACGTTGGCCTCATCGAGCTTCTGCTTGCATTCGAGGATCTCCTCGGTTACAAGGTCGGTGGAGCCGTCGAAGATCTTGTCAGACCCGTCAGCGCCTATGGCGTTCCCGGCCCCCGCCACCATTACAGAGGCGACGTACTGGTCGGCCGCGTCAGCCAGCCGATAGGCCGCGTCTCTCGTCGCCGATTCCATGAGAGGAACATTCATCTGAGCGACGTCGATGTCGTCGATTCTGAAATTGAAATATTTGGCCTGGTCGATCTCGAGGACGGTGCTGGCGTCGTCGAGGTCCTCAGGGTCGCCGATCCCCGTGGTCTTGTTGTAGTTGTCGATAGTGATCGGCCCGTGGGCGGTGATCCTCACCGTGTCGCCTTTGCCCTTGATGTCGCCTTCGTAGTCACGGTTGATGACTCCAGCCTGACCGTAGACCAGGCTCTTCTGAAGGTTCTGGAGGATTTGGGCGCTCCAGACCTCTCCTATAAAGTTGGTTAACGTCATGTCTCACTAACCCCCGTTAGCGTTTTTACTGCACTCTTGAAAGACTCCCATCTTTCAACTGAGCCTTGATTTGATCCCAGTTGGCGGTGATCTCGTCAGGGCTCATCTTCTTGACGTCGGCTCTTGTGAGCGGGCGCTTAGCCCCCGTCGGCGGGTTGGTCCCCGTCCCGACAGCGGGCCCCGGCCCCATAGCCTCGGCGAGCCGAAGAGCGTCGGCCTCCATCTCCTCGGGAGTAGCCCCCTGGATCCTGTCGGCCAACGCCTCGGATAGGCCCGCCTTCTTGGCGATCTCGGCCTTCGCGAGCTTCAGCTCGGAGGCTTTCATCGTTCGATCCCTCTCGGCGAGCTCCGACTTCAAGCTCATATTTTCCACCCTTAATTCGGCGTGGGAGGCCCGCGTAGCCTCCAGCTCGGACTTGATCTGATCGTAGTCGGCATATTTCGCCCTCTCCCTGGCGAGCCTCTCTTGAACGATCTTGTCAACGTCCTCTTGCGTAAATTTTTTCTCTTCGTCCGCCATAGCGTATCTAACCCCCTGGTTTTACGCTCCAGTAAGCTGATTCTTAGATGATCGTGATCTAAACGAACTGATAAGATTCGTCTCGCCTCTCCTCAGATATTTGGGCTGTCTCCCAGTCCAGATCTTCATCGGAGGCGTCGGGATCGAGTCTCGCAAGGGCGCTCCTCGTCGACGTGAGCCCCGCCGTCTTCCTGAGCTGCTCGATTTGGGCGGCCTCTAACCTATCCTCAGGAAGGGCGCTCCCCCATTCGATGGTAAGGTTCTGAAGCTCCCCGGCCCCCGGCCATCGGGAGATTGCCTCTAGCCTGGCGCATAGCCTCAGCGCCTCCAGGAGGGGCCGCTTTACACGCGCCCTCAGCCTCGCCACCTTCGCAAGAGTCGGGATGGCGAGCCTCTTGAGGGCCGAGCCACTCTCGGCGAGCCCGCTCTTCACGTCGCCGAGGAGGGCCGGCGAGATCTCGCCGATCGCCATAAGCTCGGCCTTGATCTCCTCGATCTGGCTGAAATTGTTCTGGAGAGAGGCATCCCATGTCAGGTACTGGGGCAATGGCCTCGTCCCCGTCTCGCCAACTTCCGAGACGATGTACCGACCGCCGCCGATGTCCAGCTCCTCAAAAATCGGGTTCCCCGTCCACGGGTTCATGAGGTAAGGCTCGTTTGTGTCAGGGTTGACCGAGAAATTCTCGATTGGTAGGACGATGTTCGGGTCTGCGAACTTGTCCAGGGTCCTCGAGGTTCGGATGAGCCTCTTCTCCAGCTCTCGGACGAGGCCCTCGATCCCGCCGTAGTCGTCGAGCCCGAAGACCCCGTCGGAGGAGAGGAGGCCGGCGAGCGGGACCACGAGAAAGTCGTCGATCCCGGTCGTCACCTCGCCCTGAAGGCCGCTGTACCTCTCCAGGGCCGATATAGGCAGCTCCGAGACGATCGCCGCCCCGCTATCGAGGCGGAAGAGGCGGTTCTCGATCGAGCCGGGCTTGTGGATCTCCACCCTCAGGTATCCCCGCTGGATATGGTCTTCATACTGGTTAAAGTTATAACAGATGCAGTGGGCTTGGACGTCTCGGCCATCGTCGGGACTCACGACCGGGAACCAGTACCGGGGATCTATCCTCTCGACGATCCCGCCCCGTCTCGGGTCGAATCGGACCTTTAGGACAGCGTTCCCAAATCGGAGGATGTCGGCGAAGAGGTCATAGACGAGGAGGTCGAGGTCGTTCGCCTCGGCGATCCTGTCCAGGACCGCCTGGTTATCGGCGAAGAGCCGTAGCGGGCTCGCC